GAACAATCACAAGCTACTGCATACATAAAGTCAGATGGTATAGCAGCAGTAAGAAAATCATCTACTACTAACTTAATTTCTTATAGTGAAGATTTTGAAAATGCTGCTTGGTCAATTTCTGAATTATCTTTTGGAAGTAAAGTTACAAGTCCTATAGGAACTAATGATGCTATAACAATTATTGAAACAGATGCTACTGCTCAACACAACATATATGACGAAATTGTTGGGTTTACAAATGAAGCTTATACTTTATCTTGCTATGCTAAATTAGGAACTAGCAGTAATAGAGGGATATTTTTAAGAGTAAGAGATGGTAATACTTCAGGAACATCTTATGGTATAGCTTGGTATAATCTTTCTGATGGCACATTTACAATGTCAGGTGGTATTTCAGCTAACATAGAAAATGTAGGTAATGGTTGGTATAGATGTAGTTTAACTGTAACTGCACCTAGTGGTAATGCATTATGTTTAATTGGATTAGCAAATGGCAACTCAAATTATTATGATGGAGATGGAACAAGTAATGTTTTAATTTGGGGTAGTCAAGTAGAAAAACAAACACAAGCAGAAACGTATGCTAAGACAACAGGATTACCTGTAACAATAGATTTATTTACAGAAAACAACTATGGTACTATGACTAATATGTCTGCATCAGATATAGTAGAAGATACACCTTAAAAAATAAAAATTATGATATATACAACACCAAATACAAGTTTATTGACAGAAGTAGATGCAGAAGGAAACCCTGTATGTGATTTCTCACAAATAGTAGAGGATTCTCCTGCAACTGTAAGAAAGTCATTAGATGGTACATTATTTATTGCTAAATTTATGGGCGAAACTCCATCTTTTTTAGAAGGATTAGACCAATATACTCACGAAGAAATATTAGCAATAGTAAGAGGTTCTGATTGGACACCTGAACAAGAATAAATATAAATTATGGAAAACATACTAAGTGTAGATTTATCATCAGAAACTTCCCCAATTATTGAAGAAATTAGGGGTAAAGATTATATTGAATATGGTACTGAAGATTGGAAGAACTTATACCCACAGTTCCTTATAGATCTTTATTACAACAGTTCCACCCACGCTGCCATTATTAACGCAACAGCAGAGATGATTTGTGGAGATGATATAATAATAGATGATGAAGAAGAAGAACAAGCTAATAATTTAGATAAGTTAATTAAGTTAAAGAACTTTTTCTTTCACGCAAATAGCAAAGAAACACTACACGAAGTAATTAAAAAGATCTCTTTTGACTTTAAGCTTCAGGGGGCTTTTGCCTTACATCTGATCTATAATAAAGCTAAAACAGAAATCGTGGAAATTTATCACATTCCTGTTGAAAGGGTAAGGGCAGGAAAACCTAATGCTATGGGTAAAGTAGATACTTATTATGTATCAGCAGATTGGAGTAATACTAGACAGAATAAACCAACACCTATTGCAGCTTTTGATTTATATGATAGAACTAGTCCTAGTCAATTATTATATACAGGATTATATAGTCCTAATATGGATATTTATCACACTCCTGATTACATAGCAGCAAATAATTGGGCACTTGTGGATCAAAGAGTTGCAGAGTTTCATCTCAATAATATATCTAATGGTTTTTCAGGCAGCTATATGATTAATTTTGCAAATGGAGTACCGACACAAGATGAACGCCTTGCTATTGAAAGAAGTTTAAATAATAAATTTTCTTCTAGTTCTAATGCAGGTAAAATGGTGATTACTTTTTCAGATGATAAAACAAGAACACCTGAAATATTTCCTATTACAGTATCTAATCAGGATAAGCAGTATTTAGCACTCCAAGAACTCCTGGTGCAAAATATACTAACAGGGCATAGGGTAACTAGCCCAATGCTTATGGGTATCAAAAGCGACACAGGATTAGGTAACAACGCAGAGGAATTAATGAATGCAGCAGATTTTTATTACAACACAGTAATAAAACCATATCAGATCCATATAATAAAAGTATTAGCTAAAATATTTAAGATTAATAATATGGACTTGCCTATTTCTTTTGTTCAGACAAAACCTATTACATCTAAGTTTAGTGTAGAAGATATGAAAAGTGTAATGACACAAGCAGAAATTAGAGAGGAACTTGGATTAGCACCTTTAGAAGAAGAAGAAGTTGTTGAAGAAGATGAATTTAGTAAAGTAGGAATGATAGATGGCAAACCTGTTTTTGATACTATAGAAGAAGCAGAAAAACACGCAAAAGAAATTGGTTGTAGTGGCTATCACGAACACGAACTAGAGGGTAAGACAGTATATATGGCTTGTGAATCACACGATCAAATGCTTAATCTAGAAAAAACTGAACTATGTAATTGGATAGATGAAGTAGGAGAAGATATACCTGAAGGTTGGGAACTATTAGATGAAGAAGTAGTAGATGGAGAACATTTAGATTTTAATTTTGAAGAAGAACTTAATAGCATAGCAGAAGAAAAATACAATCTTGCTAGTAGTGTAACAGCTAGACCTAATGCTAGAAGTGAGCAAGATGGAGTAAATAAATCTTTTAACAACTATTATAAAGTAAGATATGTTTATGCTACAGATAATTTTTTAAAAAATAAATCAGGTACTAGCAGAGAATTTTGTCAAAAAATGGTATCAGCAAACAAGCTATTTAGAAAAGAGGATCTAGTAAATGCTAATAGTCAAATAGTGAACCCAGGTTTTGGACACCCTGAAACAGGATATGTTAAAGATAAAGATGGAAAAGTAGAACTAGGAACTTACAATATCTTTTTATACAAGGGCGGCCCTCAATGCAGACATTTTTTCTTACGTAAGATTTTTAAAACATCATTAAGAAACGCTAAGAGTAAAATAGATGATAGTCAATTAATTAGCTATACTAAAGCAAGAAGTGAAGGTTTTACTGCTGAAAGAAATGATAAGTTGGTAGCAATAGCACCACAAAGAATGAAAAATAACGGATATTATAACTAAAAATTATGGCAGGATACGTACTCTTTATTAGTGAGGATAAACTAAAAAATTCTACTGCAATCAATATGAATGTGGATGTAGATTTCTTGTTACCTTATGTAAAAATTGCACAGAAAAAATATGTAGAAACCAAGCTAGGAACGAACCTGTTTGTAGCTATACAGGGAATGATTAGTGGTGGAACAATTAGTAACCCTGCTAATGCTAACTATAAATTACTATTAGATGATTATGTAGCTGATATGTTAGTTCATTATGCTTTTTATGAAGTATTACCTTTTTTAAGATATAAAGTACAGAATAATAACGTAGTAAGTAAAACATCAGAAAATTCAACTCCTTTAACTAGAGCAGAAGCACAAGATCTTAGATCTGAAATTAGCAATACAGCCCAATTTTATGCAGAGAGGTTAGTTGATTACTTGTGTAATAATAATCATCTTTACCCTGAATATTCAACTAATTCAGGATCAGACGTTTATCCTGATTCCAATGCTTACTATCAGGGAATGAATCTTGAAAAGAACTATATGCAAGATACTAAAATAACATTAAGAGATTTTTTAGATACAACATATAATTAATGAAAAAATATTATAAAGTAAAAGAAGTCAATAAAACAAAATTAAAATCATACTTGACAAATGCCAATACAAAAAACAGTACAGGACACTCTGGAAGTCGCAGCAGTAAACGGAACAGTCCTAAGCGTAACCACGTTCAGTAATTTAGAACTAGCTTTAAAAATAATCTTGCTTGTTATATCTATATTATATACAATAGACAAATGGTATAGTCAAAAGAAAAGGCACAATGAAAAAAAGAAAGCTAAATAGTAAAAATCCTAAATACTTTAAGAAAGAAGAAGAAGTAGTAAAAACTCGTAAAGAATTAATATCTGATGTTAAAGGAGTTAAGATTTACGCAGTATATAATATATAAATTTTGAAATATTTTAATTTATCTGAATTTGATAGTCCTGATTTAAAAGGAAGTGGTAGTAATATGGACAAAGCTTTTCTAGAGTTATTAGATCAAGCTAGGGAAAAAGCAGGTGTACCTTTTAAAATTACATCAGGATTCAGAACAAAAGAATGGAATCTAAAAGCAGGTGGTAGAGTAGGATCAAGCCATTGTAAAGGATTAGCAGCAGATATTTATCTACCTAATAATTCAAGAGATAGATATTTAATTATAAATGCTTTATTGGAAACAGGAATTAATAGAATGGGAATATCATTTATGGGAACTTTTGTTCACGTTGATATTGATAGCAGTAAGGATAAAAATGTCTTATGGACATATTAATTAATTAAAACAATAAAAATGAAAAATTATCTTATTTACACAATTTTAAAATCAAAAAAGGTATGGTTTACGATAGCAGCCATAGTAGTTCCTTTTATTGCAAGATCTTTAGATGTAGAAGAAGTACACGTTAGTGAAATGTTTTGGGCATTAGTAGGTTTAACAGGTGCACAAGGATTAGCTGATAGTGGAAAGAAGTAATAGATACAGATTAAAACCACACGAGATAAAAATCCTTCAGAAATTAAGAGAGCAAGAAATAAGTAATGTATTAGTAATAGGGGACTTGCACGAACCTTTCTGCTTGGATTCTTATCTTGATTGGTGTTTAGAACAATATCACACATATAATTGTACAGAAGTAGTGTTTATAGGCGATATAATAGACAATCACTACAGCAGCTACCACGAAACCTCGGCAGACGGAATGGGTGGCTTAGATGAACTAGAATTAGCTATAAAGCGTATATCAAGATGGTACAAAGCTTTTCCTGTAGCTACAGTCATTATTGGAAACCACGATCGTATTATAATGCGTAAAGCACAAACTAGTGCTATTCCTAGCAAATGGATAAAATCATACAAAGAAGTATTAGAAGTACCTAATTGGAACTTTGTTGAAAGATATGAGAAAGATGGTGTACAATTTATACACGGAGAAGGGGGTACTGCACGTACAAAATGTCGTGCTGATATGATGAACACAGTTCAAGGACATTTACATACACAAGCTTACACGGAACACTATGTTGGTAAGAATTTTAGAGTTTTTGGAACTCAAGTTGGTTGTGGAATAAATCACAAGTCGTATGCTATGGCTTACGCAAAATATGGGAAAAGACCTGCTGTTGGTTGTGCTGTTATCCTTAATAATGGGCAAACTCCATTAAATCTTTTAATGCCCTTATAATCTAGTAATTTTACTTTTTTGTTAATTTTCTTGTTAATATAGTTGTTAATTCAATTATTTTATATATCTTTGTAAAGAATTTAAAAAAAACTTTATGAAAATACAATATCGAGTAATTAATAGAGAAACAAGAGATGAACTTATATTAAACTTAGATGAACTTCTTAATTTCTTTAAACATAAAAGACAACTTGACTATACAATTACACCAATAGAATCTAAAAAAGAAACTTGGTTAGGAATTATAGGTT